ATGAAAGAAGAAAAAAACATGGCCAATGGAAAAACTACGGACGGATTAATGCGTCATATAAGAGATTCACACAACATAGAAATCAGGGGCTCTTCAGAAAAGAAAAAGCTTACTGCTATGGGATATTTCCATGGTTACAAAGCTTACAGGTTCAATAAAGACATACAACATATGTTTACGTTAGATAATTTCAAGCAAATAATAGCTATAAATACATTTGATGAACAAATGAAAGCTTGTTTTTATCCACTTACAATGAAATTTGAAGCTCTCTTAAAAAATTATTTGATAGAACAAACTGTAGCGTATCAAGAATGCTCTTATGAGTATATTTACAACCAAAAGCTTATAGAATATCGGTCATATGCTCCGAATACACCACAATTTAAAAATGCTGTAAAAAAAAGGCTGAGTTTAAAAAAAAGCCTAGACAGTGCTGTTGCATATGATTACCAAAATGATAACTCTTTGATTAAGCATTATATCGAGAATAACAAACCTATTCCCTTATGGGCTATTTTTGAGACAATTTCTTTAGGCCTAGTTGGTAGCTTTGCCGCATCCTTAAACAAACAAGATAGAATAAATATAGCCCAAAAGTTACATGTATATGATCCTAATAATGATGTTGCAGCAAAAATACTCCAACAATCTATTTATACAATAAAAGATCTAAGAAATTCAATTGCACACAATAAGGTTATATTCGATTGTAGATTCAGTTCTCAGCACCAAGTATCTAATAATGTGAAACGACTAATACGTCGAAAACTACGTATTCCTGAACAAACACAAATAGATTTTTCTACACTATTTTATTACTTTGCATTATTAATTATCTTTATTAAAGAAAGTGGAGCTTCTAAAACTGAATTAAAAAGATATATTGCAAGTTTTAGCAGTACTACAAATAACTTAAAAAACTGTATCTCAGATACAAATATAAACTTTCCACAAGTGGTATATAACCAAATAGTTGGTACTGGCATAACCGGTAAAATAGACTTATTGAAAAGTTACATTTAAAAAATAACATCATACTATTTACAAACAGCAATCGAAAATGTTATGATGACCTTATCAATCGAGGTGGTCGCCACTGACACCTGAAGTCTTGGAGAGCTTTATATCCGAGACTTTTTTATTACCCATATAACATTTTAAATTCTCTTAATGCCCGGTTCTTTAAATAATTGAACTTGCTAACGCTAACCGATAATTGGTTACAAGCTTCGTTGCGGCTGAATCGTTTCTCAATAATGTAATCATGTAAGATAAATTGATATTGCGGGTCATCAATTGCATTAAGGGCGTCTTCGACTTCTTTTAGCTGATAAGACAAGTCAACATGGTTTATCAGGCGGCTTTCAGCGCCGTTTCGGCTGCTATGACTTGATACTCCATCGAACGAGGGGCTAGAAACTTGATTAAAAGCCGTCAGGTCACGTTTTAGTTTGGCATATTGCTTTAATAAATTACGAATTTTCTTAACATCTTGGCGCATTGGAATCACACTTTCTGGTTCCAGATATATGTATTAAAAAACGGGGCTATTACACCCCGTTCCGACTAATATCAACACAATCAATACTTATATTATAACACTTAAAACAAATATTTTCACTTATAATTGTTTCACATGAAACACATTCACTTTAAAACTTATCCGGTTACTAAGCCGCGCAATTGTTGAATCATGCTGACAACTTGATACGGTGTTTTTGTCATATCGGTTACTCGATTTTGATACCAGAATTGTGTCAGCAACGATACAGCAAAATCGTACTGTTTATAGACACTCAGATCTTCATTCTTGCTAACAGCCGTCTGAACGTAGTCCTTGGCGGCGTCTAAATAACTTTGAATCATCGGGTCATCTTCGGTCACATCAATTCGTAAACTTAGTTTAATATCATCAACGGTTACAGCCATGTAATCACTCCTTTTTTAGGGGGGTAACGAATCGTGCCCCCTTGGTTTTAATTTATGTATAGGGGGTGCCAAAGTAGACACCCCTTGTATAGCCGTCCCCAAAAGTGGGTACGATTATTTACCAGCAGTTGCAGTTCCTAATGCCACGTTGATTACAGCGGTCTTATCAATCACTTCATAATCGTTCCGCACAATTACGGAAAGCCCCTGACTGAACTGGTCGAACTTGTCCCATTGGGCGGTTACTTGGTTACGCCGGAAGACAGCCACCGCTTGTGATAAGTCCCCCGCAATCATTGGGAACGTCCCGTCGGCGTTGCTAGCCAGTAATTTGTCACTAATCATGACGACTGGTGCTCCTAACAAGGTGAAACCACTGGGTGCCGTTGGATTAGGCTGTAATAAGTAACGACCCTCGGTGTCCTTGAGTGTATCAAGGTAATTAAACCCGGATTGGTTCACTAGCCACATTTTGCTCAAGGCGGGATCTAACGTCACGTTGAAAATCTTTTTAAGGTCATCAATACTGGTGGCCGTTGCCTTAGTGAAATTGCTACCCGTTAACAGGCCCATGATCTGCGTGTTGTCCGTGTTATCAACCAATTGTTGTAATTGCGTTTTAACTTCACTGACAATATCCACTTCGGCGTCTTCGACTACTTCGTTAGATAAGGCAATCTTACCCGCCCGGGTCTTTACGTCAAACGGCACTTCCGTAAACATGTTCGCGTCAACATCGGCAATATCGGCGAGTTCGTCCTTAGTAGCCAGTACCGCAGATTGTTGGCTAGTGGCAATTGGATAAGTCCCGGAACCACTAGAAACTTGCTTAACCGTCGCATATTGGGCAAGGTTGTACTTAGATTGCTTTAGTTGGAAGACGGGGGTAATCAGTTCCTTAGGGATAACGGCACTGGCACCGTCCGTTTTTAAACCGTCCCGAGTTTCCCCGTGTGACCGTACATATTGCTCAAAGGCGGGAATACCAGTTTTGTTTTCGTTACCATTGTCATTGTTATTGGGATCAATAATTGTTTGTTTTGCCATGTTGTCAGGCTCCTTTGCTTGATTGATAAATTTTTCGTAACTACGACTTTCAATTTGAATTACTTGCTGAACACTCGACTGTCCATAACTTGGAATAGCCGTAGTCGTTAATTCGTATAAGTCTTTTATATGATTGACCGTCCGGGTAACTTGACCGCTCGCAGTATCTTGCGTCCAAGTATCATCGCCATTGTCTAAATCAAAGGTAAACGAGCACCCACCGATTACCCCATTTTTAATATTGTTATACGTATCCATCGCATAACTAACGCTAGGGTCTAGCTCCGCCGTAAACTTTAAACCCGTATCATCAACGCTCGTGGTGAGGGTTCCGTTGTCGGCTCGGGCTAACGGTTGGGCCCAATTATGACTATTCAATAGGACTAATTTTGATAAGTCCAAGCCATCAAGGGCGGCGGGGTCAATCATTTCAACAAATTCAGTGCCATCATTCGTACTCATTTTCAATGAGGGACTATTGAACACTACGGCATAACCAGAAATAACCGGCTTGCCGTCAACTTGTTGGGCTTGCGTGGCTGGTTCACCTGAATTGGACTGATCCTGATTTTCGGGTTCGGTTGGGACGGCGTCGCGTTTTTCGGCTTTCAGTTCAGCCGCCAAGGTAAATCGTTGCTTATTCTTCACTCGTATTCACTCCATTCTTTTGTAAGTTTAAGAAAATATCGCCATCGTCAGTTGGGGGTAAGCCAATCTTGGCACGGGCTTCATTGCGGCTCATAATGCCGCCCGTATAACCGGCCATGGCTTGGGCTTGCTGGGTTTGGGGGTCAAGGCTCAATAACTTGTCCGTATTAAACGTAAAGTCATGGCCAAGCTTGAACGATAGCTCGCTGGTAAAGCTATCAAAGTAATGTTGTAACGTGCCTTGCAGATATTGCACGCCACTTTGTTCTTGGTTAGAATGATCGTTCTCAACCCCTAAGCGCTCCGGTGGTAAGCCAAAGGCTTTAGCAATTTGTCGGGTCGTCCAGTCATTCGAATTAACCAGCTTTAATACATCGGTATTTAAGGATAAGTTGCTAATGTCCATCGTATCGTCAGTCACAATCGTGTTGATCGCGTTATCACCCGTATTGGCTTCATCAAACTGGTTGCGAATATTGCCCTTAGCTTCCGGCCCTAAATCAGATTGATGGACTTTAATAATCGTGGTGCCATGCACGCCAGCAGTAAAAAAGCCGGTTAGCAATTTATTGCCGGCCGACTGAATCTGGCGTTCATCTTTGAGGGCATATAGGGGACTAATTCCAGATACACCGTCTTTGGTGAAATATTTAAAATGTAAAATGTTGTTAGGCGCGATCTGACGACTGTTACCGCCAATCGGGGTATAGGTGTAGGTCAACGCCCCACTGACGTCATCTTGCTCAACTGTCATTTGGTTATTTTGCACAAATTCAAGTGTGTGATTAGGCAAAATCTCCGCAAAACTATTGCCATTGAGTAACAGGTTGGCGGCCAACGCATATTTGAAATGGTAGCCGTCCATTTGGCTATTGGGGGTCTGATTAATCATCGTGTTAAAAATGGCCGTATCGCAAACAATCGGATTGCTGGCAATATCGCTCGCAATAATATTAATTGCCGCGTAAATGTCACTATTACGCAACACCGCCGCACTCACAAACGTATACGGGTCATTGCTTGATAAACTAACCAAGGCGTCAGCTACCGGATCATGCGTGCCGCTGGTGGTACTGCTTTTAACGAAGAAACTCATTTAATCACCTCTTTGCTTTTCATAATTAATTAGCAAGGCCAACAGAATCATGGCTATACCAGCCAATATTAACCCCGCTTGCCAACTGATCCAGCAGCCAAAACCAATCACTAAGCAGATTAAACCAATCACCAACAAGATCGTTTGTACATAATCAGAACAAATCTGCCGCAGTCGCTGTTTTGTAGTAATCTTCTGCATGTTGTTGATCCTCACTTTCTTGGTAATAGTCCATACCCGCTACAAACGCGTTAATCAACGCCGCAATCGGGTCAATCCGGTTACTATTGCGGGCTTTATCTAGTTGCCAACCATTGTTTAGCACTTTCAAAATGGCGTTATTGACCGCATAAGCGAGAATCTTGTTACCGTTATGTTTAATCTTGTCATCGTAAAGCTGATCACGAAAATTACGGGTTGGAATATTCAAAGTCTTAGTTCCTTGTCGTACTTCAAACAGTGGGTAACTTAATTTCTCGAATTTTGTAATTAACGTTTGCGCGTTATACGGGTCATAAGCGACGGCTTTCACTTTCCAGTTGTATTTCCCGACCAGCTTTTGTACAAAATCAAATAGATCATCATAGTCAATAATGCCGCTATCTAATCGAGTAATACTACACTCACCCGCCCGCTCCATTGACCGGTAATCAATCCCATCACGTTTAATCTTAGAATCAAGGCCGTATTTAGTTCCCACAAACGAATGACTATCACAATAAAACTGACCATTGCCAATTGGTATCAACCAACTAACCGCGGTCAAGTCATTACTTTTTGATAAATCAATGCCAATATAGGCGTCACGATTATGTAAGTCGGGTACCTTGGCCAATTTACCAGCGGCCCAATCGTCGGCTGAAATATAGCTGTCCTCACTGGCTTGCAACCACATATTGAAATTCTTAACCAGTACCGGGATTAGGTTGTTCTGCTTAATGGCAAGGTCAACGTCGGCCTGAATCTTTTCCGTCATGCGTTGTTTAACGTGTGGTTCACTGAATAACGGGTTGGCCTTAATCCAATTGGCTTGATCGTAAACTTCTTCGCGGTCGTCCAGTTCCCATATTGCCACAAAATAACGGTCAGCTTCGGTTTTCCCCTTTAAAACGTCCGTCAGCATGTCATATTCGGCGTGCATTGGGACGTTAAGGTTAAGGCCCGAGGTGGAAATCACCGCCAGCAGGGAATTATCCTCTTGTGCTTGACCAGACTTCAAAACGTTGTACACTTTGCGATCTTTAGCTTCGTGCCATTCATCTAAAATAACAGTAGTCCCGGCATAACCATCAAGCGTACTGGTATCACTGGCAAGGGCCAAAGCTTGCGAATCAGTTTCTAGGTCGGTAATGGCTTGTTTTTGCACCTTAACCCGTTGCCGCATGTACTTCGATTGCTTACGGACTTGCCGTAGCCCACTTGATAGCATGTCGTAGCCTAATTTAGCTTGTTTAAGGGCGTTGCTGACGAATAATACTTGTCGGTTGCGAGCAGGCTGACGTTCTCTTAAAAGTCCATTAGCGGCCATACCAGAAGCCAGATAGGTCTTACCGTTCTTTCGGGCCATACTAATAAATGCTCGATCGTAGCGCCGATTACCGGTTACTTTTTCACGCCAGCCATACAGCTCACTAATAAGCCATTTTTGAAAGGGTTGCATGGTGAGTTGGCTACCGTCAGTCTTAGGCATTAATTCGATAAATTTAACTGCCTGTGCCGCTTTGTCTTCGTCGTAGTAGAACGGGAAGCTGTCGTCCTTAGAACGGCTTAAATCGCGTTTAAATCGCTCGCACGCCCATTTGATTTTTTGACCAGCCAATACTTGACCCGATAACACTTGGTCAACATATTCAATCATGACAACATCGCCTCGAAAGTATCTTCGGGTGTCTCATCTTTTTGCTTGTTTAATTCCATGCGGGCCCGGCTTGATAGCGACATGCCTAAATCATTGGCTAAGGCTTTTAAATCTTTCATTGCTTGTGACTGCAAGGCCACGTACGGGTTGGGCTTACGGGCGCCAGTCTCTTGATTAGTTTGTACCAGTCCGTTCTTACGAATATCATTCTCGCAAGTCTGTACAGTGGCATAAGCGCGGCAATAACTGGCTAACATGGCGCGGTCAAGTTCACTAATTGGGGTATTGGCCTTTAAATAAGGCGCTACCCGTTGCCATTCAGTTAAGGCCCGATCATGTAACCAATCTGGCGGGGTTGAATCAAGCACCGGATAATCAAATAACGCTTTTTCAGCGTCTTTACGTTGATCACGCTCATCATTGGTTAAATGTTTCTTCATATTGGCTAAAGCTTTTACTTTTTGGCTCATTCGGAGCACTCCTTTCGTTTAAATTTACGTACCAAAAAGCCCCCACGGGTTAGACCCATAGCGGCTGATTGATACATATATCCAGAACTCGTTTATTATACCTATATTATCGCACATATTCCGAGAAAGTGCAATTAATAACATGTTTATATTTACATATCACCCCCCTGACTGTTTATTTGTTCAAATTTCGCATTATTAGTAGGGATATTTCACAATCCAGCAAAATCAGCAAAAAATCAAAGTTCAAAAGGGACTTTTATAAACACAAAAGTATGCTGTCCGCTCCTTTTTGGTCGACCATAGCCCCCCATATCAACGTTTCTGGGCTGTCATGCCGTTTTGAATTAGTCTCGTGGCCGAAAATTAAACCGCCAACTTGAATTGCAAGTCGAAAATTTCTACTCACTAACTCACCCGAAAATTCAGGGCAGTATTCCGCACTTGTGAGGAAACATCTTTGCTGTCCAACTCAGCCGAAAACTTGGCGCAGTCAATTGCCACTTTTGGCAACGTAGACGCAAAATGCGGGTTGGTTAACTCGGTCGAAAATTTCGACTCAGTAGCTCGGCTGAAAGTTCAGCGCAGTATTGCGCAGATCTACTACCTAATTTAAACTTAGCCAGTCTGATTCACTTAGCGGAAAACTCCGCTCAACTAAAAAGCGCCGCACCTTTCAGCACGACACTCATTGGTTATTTAGTTGGTTGTTCCCGTTGTTCTCTAGCCAGTCTGGTCTTCCGGTTATGATGTCGGTAACACAGTGGTTGTAGGTTACTTTCATCTAAGCGACGTGACCAATCATCTTTGATTTCAATAACGTGGTCGACCACATCGGCTTTACGGATCACCCCATCTTGGTAGCACTGTACGCATACCGGATTGCTTTCAAGGAACCGCCGTGACAACTTGCGCCAAGCTGACGACTTGTAGAACTGTTGATACTTGCTCTCGTCAGAATCGTACATGCGTTTGTGATACCGCCACTTGTTAGTCGCCTTGTGGTGCTTCTCGCAGTAGCGTGTGTCATAGGCAACTAGCGTCCGACAACCTGGGTGCTCGCACTGTTTCATTGGCTTAGCCATGACCGTTAACCTTGGTTAGTGTAACCACATCATAGGCATTCAGTTCGCCATCAGAGCTAACGCCAGCAACCTTATACGTAACCCCATCTAATATTGCTTCCAAGGTCGTTGTGATCCGATCGTCATGGCGCACCGCGATTAGCTGGTTAGTTGTCGCAGTCGTACCAGTAAGGCTAATCGTGTTACTGATGGTCAACGTATACTCACCACACCAGACAGTGAACAGTGGCACGAATTGTTGCTTGGTTGTGCCGTTTATTGGATTTTCAACTGACTTGACGGTGCCGAACTGTACCCGCTTATTTAATCGACTTAGATTATAGTTCTTCATTAGCTAACCTCACTTGTAAATAATCATGGCGCAATATTCTGCAGAAGAAGAATCTAGGTCTGCCCCAAACGCATTACTTGAAAACTTAATGTCAATGACATTGTCACTATCAATCCGGTTGGCTAATTCTAGGTTAATTGCTCGGTCTAAATCTTGTACAGACATTCGCATAATCGTTTTTGTTTTAATCATTATAGTTAAATTCTTTCTACATATTAATCATCTAATTGTTCCAACATCTTGTACGCACTTTGGCGTTGTCCCTCATCACTAGAAGGATCATTCAAAACTTGGTTTGAAATACTTCGGATAACGTAGGCGTCAGCTAACCACCCTTGACTTGATTTCATAAAGTGATCGTCACTAAATTGTGCATACATGGGATACATGAGTTTTAAGTCTCTTACAGTTTCTGGCTCATATTCTCCGTCTTCATTTAGGGTAAAGCTCCCAACCAATCCTTTATCTTTTGCTTTTTGAGTTGGATCACCATTTTGATCTAACACACCATCTTTAATCAAGGCTCTGTAAATACACGATTTTAATTCATTAACTCTATTTGAGACAACTGGTCCATATTGTTTAACGTAGATGTTGAAAGCTTGCTCAACCAAACTTGGATAAATTACTTTCATTTCTCTGTTTCCTCCTGTACTTGAAACTTTTCGTTTTAACGTGGTACACGTGGTACACGCGGACAATCATTGATATAGCAGCGTTTTCAAGTGACTTGGCGTGGTACATTTGGTGGTACAACGTGGTACACTTAGCATTTTCAATCATTGTACGCGAACATATCCATGTGGAAACTTGCCATTCATTCTAATTCTTTTAGCTTCCCAGCCGTCCATATTATCCATTAATAACTTGATTCGCTTAGCTTCCGAGTTTGTTCGCCCGGTTAAATAACGATCAACTGTTTTATGGAAGACAACTTCCATGATTTCCAGAGTTGTTGTTTGGTTGAGTAGTTTCCGTTCATTGCTAACTTGATCTTGTAGCCACTTAGATTGCTGACCGTAGTCACTGACATAGCTTTGTTTTAAGCCGGTACTCATTTTTTCCCAATCTGTGGGAACTTCCATTGCTAAAAACGCTTCGATGGCATCTCGCATAGGGTCGACAGCTTCCGCAGCCATCTGATACGCCTTAGCCTCTTTCATAGTGGCCTGATCCAGATATAGCAGTTCGCCATTTCTAAACCAATACGCGGCCTCCGCCAATACTTGAAGTATATAATTCTCGTCCGGGTGCCATACATCTAGCTTAGCCTTGTTGACCCCACATTTAATTGGATAGAAGCGCCGTTCACCGGTCGCGTCCTTTAAATAGTCGGTTTGGTTAGTTGTGCCAATAAATACGCATTTACGCGGGTGTGGCAATGCATAGCGGCCGTAACTATTCCGATATGTGTCGGATTGTGCACTAATAAAATTTTTAATTCCCTCAACGTCCGTTTTTTTCATGGCGGAAAGCTCGGCAACTTCAATAATCCAACTACCTTGTAATTGTTGATAATCGTCTTTCTGCTTACCCATTCCTTTCAGCGAATCATTGAATTTATCCGGGTATAGATTCTTACCAGCCGTACTCTTGCCAAGTCCTTGGCTTCCCTCTAAGATAGGGACAATTTCAAACTTAACTCCGGGAACATAGGCCCGGGCAATAAGACCAGTTAGCCATTTCTTAGTGATGGTGCGGGTGTAATGATTATCTTCGGCACCTAAGTAATCAATGAAATAACGTTCAGCACGTTGCTGGCCGTCCCATTCTACCGCTTCAATACGAGCCTTAACCGGATTGATTGTCTTGCGGCGTGCCTCTGTAACTACCGCGTCAGTAATGTTTTCCTTGCTGAATAACAAGTTGTAATGATCTTCAATATAACTTCTCAATAACGTGTCATCACTATCATTCCAAAAACCTTTTTTGAACAGTGAATTGTCTGCTTGTGGTGTTTTGACAATTTGTTCCGAGAACTCGTCAAAGACGACTAGTCCTTTCAACATTTCGTCATGTTCCATAATTAAACGGATATTGTAAAGAGACTGTGTTTTGATCCCATCGTCCGAATTTTTTTTGAAATCATTCTGCCAATCAGCGTCACGTTGCATTTTGATAACATTATTGGCCGCTTCTCGGGTCTCTGCTGGTAAATCCATTGATTTGCCCATTAATGAACCCCCTTACTCTCTCGTTTTAAAATAGATTGAAAAATCACATTAACTTCCTTGCTTGGTAGTGCCGGATCAACGAACGAATCATTGATCACTGACAGCATGTTATAGACTGTCTTGGGATCAGCACCGACGCCAAACATACGACCGGCAATTTTAGTTAACCAAGCATTGCGATTACCTTGGGTTGTCCCGGTTACCATTTCATCTAACAAGCGACCGGTATACTTCTTTTGGCGTGTGGTATAGGCGCGTTCTGACGGCCAGTTCACTTTTTGGCCCGCCAACTTATCGACTAGCCATCGAGGAGCCGGCTTAATATCAGCCAAGGTTCGGCCACCTAAGGGTGCATACGGTTTGCCGTTAATCTCACTTGGGGCAATCACCGTGAAGTCACTTAGCAAGTCAATTCCGGGCCAAACGTCAATTTTGCGAACCTTAGCCCCCGCGTATTTCAAAAAGTAATGGACGCCGCCGTTAGCCGTCCGCTCAATGTAGGTATCGTTCGGTAATGTCAGCCCTTGTTTAAATAGTTGTACCAAGCTAGTCCGACCGTTTTTAGTTGGCTCGTGCATATCAATGTCAACAACTAATAAATCCGATAAATCTAGTCGCAAGCCTAAGTTGTAAGTGGGGTGTTTTTCGAACCATGCTAAAATGGTATTCTGGTCACTAGTTGCGGCTTGGTAGCCGGCCACCCCTTTAGGTGGCTTCTTCGTGTTTTCAATCAGTGGGTAAACCGCATAGCCTTGCTGGGCCAGCTCAATTGCTTTATCAAGCGTTGCGAACTCTTTCATTTTTCAACACCGCCAAACGTATTAAGCTCATCAATATCTGCATAGTGATCTTCTGCATATCGCTTTATGACAGTGATTAGTCCACTCAATTTTTCGGAATAATCTATATTGTTACTAACGAAGTGTACATAGACAAAATCATCTAAAGCATCTATTGAAGTTACGAGTGATCCAGCCTCAAACGCTAGTTCATCTAAATCTTTAGTTTTCTTCATTACAAATTCCCTTCATATAACCGTGTTAACGTGTTAAAATAAGGGAAAGCATATTTTTGATTATTTCCTTTCGACCTACTACCTTCCAAAGTAAAGTAGGTCTTTTTTGTATGCTTTCCCATGCGACTCACCTCACATTCCAAAATACCGACGCGGGTTCTTGATTAACTTAACTACCACGTTGCCAACAAACGACACAATCATAAACTTGATTACCCATAAAATTGTTGTTGCTATCATGAAATCACCTCCTTAAAATTATTCTGCCCCCGCACGGTACAATTAAATTTTATGTGCTTCCATGAACTTATCAGCGTCTAGTTGGTCAATACGTTTTGTACCGTTGATTGCAACTACTCGTAAACCCTGCTTAATATATTTGTAAAGCGTGTTGTATGACTTGATATTTAAGCAGTCCATAGCTTGCTTATATGTCATATAACGTGGCAATTCTTTCTTCATTCTATTTCGTCTCCTTTAACAATACTTTTTGTCTTGCCAATGAGTTCATCATATATTATACATTTTGTCTTGTCAATAGTTAAAAATACTTTTTGTCTTGTTTCAATCTTGTTAATGGCTTATACTTCTTTTAGAGGTGATAACATATGAAAAACAGGCTTAGAAAACTACGCAAGGAAAATAGCCTAACCTTGGCTGAACTCTCAGAAATGTTATTTAAACTATCAGATTTAAGAATATCTCCAGATTTATTAAGCAAATATGAACGTGGCGAAAGAAATCCTAAAAAAAGTGTGTTAGTAACGCTATCAGAAATTTTTAAAGTGCCACCTCTCTATTTAAATGGAACTAAAGATATTCATTCTCTTATAAAAGATGGCGCCATTTCAAAAATGAAGAGCCAAAACTTGAATATTGGCATATCAGAAGACAAGGGGGGATATTCTTATGAAAAAATAAATGAGTACCTAGAAGACTGTATTGATAACAACTCGCTTATAGATTATATTTTTAGCAATGAGTCTGATTATAAATCACTCAATGACAAAGTTAATCAAGCAATATATGTTGTATCTGAATATGTACTATTAAGAGTAGAGACTTATGATTTTAGTGTTTCTGGAATGTTAACATACTTGTATTTAGAACTTGATCATGCAGGAGGAAAACTCGTTGATGATAATTTGAACTTGACCCAAAAGCAAAAAGACAATATGGCACAAGTAGTCCCAGAATTTAAAAAGATTCGGGAAAATGCTATCCATTCCCTATTGAAACTAGCCAAAGATAAGAATTTTGAGTTTGAAGAGGAAAACGCTGTTTCACTAGACTTTTTTAAAAAAATAGATTCGTCTAAGTAATTGATACCATAAATATAATCAGTTCTACATAACACTGCCCCCGCACGGTACGTTATGGAGGAAATTATAAATGGCAACAATCAAGAAGTATCAGGACAAGGACGGGAATACCCGTTATCAGTTTCAAGTTTATTTAGGTGTTGATCCTCAAACTGGTAAAAAGAAATCAACCCGGCGTCGGGGCTTTAAATCAAAAAGCGCTGCTCGTATTGCTTTATCCAGAATTGAAGTAGAGTTACAGCAAGAACCGGTTTTACCAGTTGATAACAATATTCTTTTCGTTGACGTTTATCACGAATGGTACGACCAGTATATTAATACCGTTCGTGAAAGCACTTGGGCACGGACTGCTGGCATGTTCGATAATCACATCTTGCCGTTGTTTGGTAACAAGCGGTTACGAACCATCACCGTCAACCAGTGCCAACGTGCTGTTAATCTATGGTTTAAAGAAGTCACGTACAATTACAAGCGTTGGTACAATTATCTGGTAGCAGTCTTTGAATACGGCTTAAAACACGGCTATATCACACATAATCCAGCTAGAATGATTACAATGCCGGTCAAGCCTGATAGTTGGGGTGATAAGCCCGATAACTTCTGGGATCGCGATCAACTAAAGACGTTCTTCAAGTGCATTGACCAGCAAAAAGAGCCCGAAAAGTATTGTCTCTTCCGGGTACTAGCGTTTGCAGGCGTACGACGCGGCGAGTGTTTAGCCCTGACATGGCAAGATATTGACTTTGTCCATAAGACCTTGCGGGTTAATAAAACACTTACCCAAGGGAAACGCGGCAAGCAGATTATTCAAGCCCCTAAGACAAAAAAGGGCCGCCGCACTGTCAGCTTAGACAATACGACGGTAGAAATATTACAACGCTGGCATAAACAGCAACGTGAGTATTATTTGTTTTTAGGTTTTAATACGTTACAGCCGGATCAGTTAGTTTTTGCTAACACTAAGAACGGTTTTAAATCGCTTAATACTCCGGGTAAGTGGTTAAAGCGGATCATCACTGATTACCACCTAACCCCTAGTATTACCGTACATGGCTTTCGACACAGTCACGCCTCCGCTCTGTTTGCCGCTGGTGCCACCATTAAAGAAGTACAAACCCGATTAGGCCATGAGGACGTTGCAACAACCCTAAATGTTTACACACACGTCACTAAGGGCCAAAATCAACAGGCGGCCAACAAGTTAGCCAATTATTTAGGCTTTTAAACTTGGTATATTCAGACAATTTTTACTAAGTGTACCACGTTGTACTGGGTAATGAACCACGTTAGGGCACTTTGAAACGTTGTTATATCAACGATTGTCTGCGTGTACCACGTGTACCACGTTAAAACGAAAAGTTTCAAGTACAGGAGGAAACCGGATTATTTTAACGTTCTATAGTAAAAGTAAGCCAATTGGTAAGCCAAAGGTAAAAAGTCTCACGTGAAACACCGCATAAGCACTGGTTTAATAGCGTTTATGTTTCAGTTGGGTTCAAACCCCTGACTGCCCATCATATAACCACACTAATCAGTTTTCACGCCGTGATAATCCACCGTGAAAGCTGATTTTTTTATTCCCACAAAAAAGCCTCAGGAAGCACAACGCAAAGTGCGTGTGACGTCCCTGGGGCTTTTTCTAACGATCTAATGTTTACCATCAGTGTAGCTAAGTAACTCAATTGCTAGGGTTATTCTTGATCAATATGAAAATAACCTTCAGGAGCTGCACTCGGCTGTGCTTGATGCCAATGTTGGCTACTACTTCCATATTTAGTTGGTTGTGGATCCGGTCCCATTGCAACAAAGCGCCGGCCCAATGCGTCCATAAAAATAACGACCCGCTGATATTCACGCGCAGGTGCAACTAACGTACAATTCTCATGCTTAATGCCGTAAACATCTACAAAATCCATTCCGACCACTTAGCTTTCTTGTTTAGCTGACAACCCGTCACTTCAAATAAAAACCGAACCAGTTAATGATAATGGTTCGGCCCAACAGTTACTATTGTGGTTGAACGTTCGTTGCTTGGGGGCCACGATCGCCCTGTTCTTCATCATAAGTTACTTTTTGACCTTCATCTAAGGTTTTAAAGCCATCAGTTTGAATCGCTGAAAAATGAACAAAGACATCGGTACCGTCTTCACCCGTAATAAAACCAAACCCTTTATCCGCATTGAACCATTTTACTGTACCATTCTTCATTATTAGATAAGTCCTCTCAGAACTGACTGCAGTAACAACATCGTTAACCTTGGGAGCGCCAATCAATCATAACGTTCCACGCGTTAAGTGGTTTAAGTATATCACATCCCTAGTTTTTAATCGCTGAAAACGGTGTGCATAACGTATGACTTTCCCCCATGATTCCTGCATACTGAGGTGTAAAGGGGTGACTAAGT